AACTACCTTCTTCTATGGATGTAGAAATTTTTCTTGATATTGGCGAAAACTCTAATTCAACAGTAATTAATAAGCTTACTAAAATTGGTGCAGAAATATTGCCTGGATTAAATAATCAAGGTGCAGGCATGGTAATTAAACCAGAAGCACCTGCAGTTCTTGCAACTAAACTTATTGAGGCTATGAATATTGATAGTAATGATTTTCTTGAAGATTATACTACAAATGAGTTTAAACAAAAAGCTGAGCAAGTTATTCAACAACAAACGCAATCAGCACAAGCTCAACAAGCTATTGAACAACGCAAGCGAGAAGCTGATACAGCATTAGCAGAGGCAAATGTATCGTATACTAATGCCCAAAGTAAAAATACAATAGATGATAACTCTAAACAGTTAGCAGTATCTATTGATAAGCATTTTCAAGAATGGGCTGACCTTACTATTAGGGCTGTTAAAGAAGGTGCAGAACTTCCAGAACATCCTGGATTCGATCAGGTTCTTATGATGGCTAGGGAGATAATCCAGCCGCAACAACAAATGGCTCCCCAACAGCCACAACAGGAGATAATATAAAATGGCAACAGTAACACTTTCTGCCGCTGGAGTAGGAGCTGCCCAATCAGGTACAGTAACTACAGCTGGTGGTTCAGGTGGCGGTATTATTATGGTAACAAATCATAGTGACGCAACCGTAACATTTGACGTAGCAACAGCAGGTTCGACAGTATTGTCTAATCAAGTAGTAGCTGCTAAAGATTATAAAATTGTAACAGGCCTTAATAATGGCGCACAAACACTTGTTAATGTAAGTACTTCACATGGTACTGCAGCACAATCAGGCGAAATTATTTACAATACGCTTGTAACTTAATACAATGGAAAAGTATCGACAGACAGCTGAGAAGAGGCTGGGTAACGACAAGTCATACGGAAATCATAAAATTCATCCCGAAGAATTAGCGCGAAGAGCGCACGTTAAAGGCCACTTTGCAGCCAAGGAAAGGGATGAATTTTTTGATGAAGTTTATGGCGAAGTCTTAGTAGATTTCTTTGTTGAATGGCTTAAAACAGAGCCACATGAAACTAAAACTCGCGAGTTCCTCTACTCTTCGGCTATGGCACTAGGTAGTGTTAAGCAGAAAATGACAAACTTCGAGATGTACGGTAAGAACGTACCACACCTTATGGAGGACAACGATGGCGCTTAAAGAAATTGATTACAAAGCACTCATAAATAATTGTGATATTATGATTAATACGCTTGAATACGATTCAATGCGGAGTGCAGGTAAGTGCAAACTTAATTCTGATACTCTTTCTAATTTATATAATTTAAAAGAAAGATATCTTAAAAATATACCGTCAACTTCTAACAAGAAGGAGGCGAAATAAATGAATAATCCTAAAGCAACGACAGACTCTACCCTTACGGATGATTCTGTGCCTATGGACACAAGTCAAACTGAAGAGGCTTTGCTGGCTGACATTATACGAAACTCTGAGTTCGTTGATACTCTACCCGATGAGCAAGTACCTCAGTTAGACGCGGAAGAATCTGATGAAGAAGACCCAGAAGAATCAGATGAAACCGATAACGTTGATGAAGAAGAAGAAGACGAGATTGAAGAAGAAGAAACAGCGGATGAGGATGATGAGTCTACCCAAGAAGCCGATGTGTATACTCCTGATGATCTTGACTTGGAAGCACAAGTACTTGTCAAAATTGATGGCGAGGAAGTTGCAGTTTCCTTTAGTGACCTTATTAAAGGTTACTCTACTGAACAACATCTTTCTAACGAGGGTCGTAAACTTGGTGATGCAAGAAAAGAAATGGAAGCAGAATATGAGTCTAAAGTTGGTGAAATAAACAACATGGCCCAAGCTTCAGCTGCAATACTGTATAGTTCAGAAGAGCAGTTTTCTAAAGAATATCATGACATCGAAAAGGCTATTGAAAAAGCCCGTGAAGAAGGTGACACCTACGAAGTAAATGAACTTAAAGACAGACGAGAACAAGCCCAAAAAAATTATTGGGGTGCGCGTAATCAACGTGAAAAGATTGTCGAAGGAGTTCAAAAACAAACAGAAGCACAACAAGCAAAAGCTTGGCAAGAGCAAATTGAATACTTTAATAATGCTATTCCTGATATGATTCCTGATTTTAATCAAGATACAGCAATGGCTATTAGAGAGTTTGCAATCGGCGAAGGAATTGCTCCTGAACTTCTAGATACTGTAGCAGACCCTGTACTTATTAAATTTGTTGATGATTACAGACGTTTGAAACAAGGTGTTAGCAAAGGTGCGGCAAAACGTAAAACTAAGGCAGTTAAAAAAGCTCCTATTCGTAAAGCAAAAACTCGTACACAAAAAGAAGTTGATGCACAAACACGGATTAGACAACGAGCACTTAGTGAAGACGCTAGCCAAGATGATCAAATGGAATTTCTTAGAGGTCTTGCAGAACGTTCATTATCAAATATTTAATACCTCGGAGGTATAATTAAAATGGCTAATAATCTTGGTGTTCGCGGAACAGGTGGCCCGGCTGGCCCCGCTCGCGGAACTGGCAAAGATGTCTCACAGCGTGAGGATCTTGCAAACTTTATCACGATGATTACTCGTGACGAAACTCCTTTTACCGCTTCTATCGGTAAGTCTAAAGCAACAGCAATTTATCATGAATGGCAAACAGATGTACTGGAAGCTCCAGGAAACTCACGCATTGGTGAAGGTACAGACTTCATTGCACCAACTGCTGACGGCTCTGGTGGCACAGGTGCAACACCTGCAACTGGTGCTAAGTTCGCAATTTCTGGTCCTAACCGCACTCGTCTTGGTAACTACACACAGATCAACGGTAAAACTATCGCTGTATCCGGCACTCGCCGTGCAGTCGATCAGGCAGGTGTAGCTGACGAGTATGCTTATCAGCTTAAGAAGCGTGGTACTGAACTGCGCCGTGACGTTGAGTTTGATATGATTCATTCTTATAACGTATCTAACGCTGTCGGTTCACAGAACGCTAATGCTCGCTCTGCTGGTGGCTATCAGGCCTTTATTAACTCGGCGCTTACCTGTAACTTCGTAGGTGAGTTTGAAGCTCCTTCGGCTTCTTCTTCTAACGCTGGTACAGATGCAGACGGTACAGCTACCGTACGTGGTTCAATTAATGGCGGTACAACTGCTCCTGCTCGTGGTACTCTTGCGCTTACAGATATTGATTCTGTTATGCAGAAGATCTATGAGCAAGGTGGTAAGGCAACTAAAGTTATGTTGTCACCAAAACTTCGCCGTGATTTCTCAGACCTGATGGTCTCTGACACAGGTGTTGTACGTAATATTGATGCTGGTGGTAAGCTTCGTCAGTCAGTAGACGTATATATGTCTGATTTTGGTGACGTTATGGTAGTTCCTAACTACATCATGGGTCTGTCTAACGAGCATTTCTTTAAAGGCGACAATGGTTCTGCATTCTCTGGTGCAGGTAAAGTTGACGTAGCAGATTTTGCTGCGCTTATTTACGATCCAATGTGGTTTGCTACTGCGTATCTGCGTCCTCTGCAGGAAGTAGACGTAGGCCAGCAAGGCGACTCGACCAAAGGTATGATGGTCGAAGAGTGTACTCTTGAAGTACGCAATCCGCTTGGCTGTGGTGCTATTTACGGTCTTAGCTAAGGCTATTTAGGGGAGGCTTTAATAGGTCTCCCCTATTCTTACTATAGGAGAAATAAAATGGCTAGAAAAAAAGATCCTTTTGATATTAAATTAACAAATAATTTATCAGCAAAAGATAATTATTTTAAAAATACTTTTGAAAAAACCTCTGTAGGCAAGCCAATGGTCTTAAAGCCGGGAATGAAAATAAACCCTAAATATCATTCAGGTGGTGGTAAAATATCAAAATATTATTCAGCTGGTGGTACTGTTATTACAGGGAGAGATTAAATGCCAATTGCAATTAAAACTAAAGAAAAAATGCTGGCTGATAAAGGAAAAAATAAAAAAGGAATGGCAGCTAAAAGAAAATCTACTGCTAGTGGAAAAATGAAAACAACACCAATGGTAACAACAAAACCAAAGGGTCGTCAAGATTATCAAGGTGCGCCTATGCAAATGGATGCCGAATATAAATCTGCAGGTGGCATGGTTTATAAAGGGAGGTAGTTATGGCTCAAAAAATAGGTACACTATTTGATAATGATGTCATGGATGGAGAAGACGGCCCTTATGTAATTGGCCTTGATGGTGAACCTATCTTTCTTAGTAATCAACAATTAGCCCGAATAACTCCAATTTCTAAAACTGCAGGCCCACTTCAAAGTGATAAAGCAGAAGCTATCCCAGGAATGTTTGAAAGAGTATTTAGTGGTGCTGAACCTGATCTTAAAAGTGATACACCATTTTTTGATTTAGCTCGTCAAGCAAGAATTAACAAGCAAAGTTTTAGAAGTCTTAATAGAGGTGAACCTTTTGTAGATGCACGAACAGCGCGTATTCAACCAGAAGACCCTGGAGAAAATGCAGGAATGGCAGGGCCAATAGCTATGCCAGATGGTCGTAAAAGAGTAATGTACGAAAATAAACGTACAGGTGAAATGAAACCAGTTCTTACTAA